CCCCATTTACAGGTTCACAAGTGAACCCTCCAACCCTAGTGGCCTAGCTGGTTAGGCTATCCATTCGGGAACCGCGCGCGTATTGCAGTAAATCCGCTGCTTACGCAACACATAGTCGACAACACCACGAGGAGTTACCAAGCCCCGAGACATTAATGCCTCAGAACCTGGCTCACGCCAGACTTCAACTCGCCCAGAACGGGTACGGTACGGGACCGTGTCCATCCTAAGGAAAGAAGCCTCAATCTGCACTTCGTGTCCTTCTTCCTCAAAATCGAGGAGTGAAAGGTCATCCCGAGCAGTGCGCAATTTCTCCGCGTATATCGATTCGTTCCTCGTCTGTCTCCTTTTCAGGAGCGACTTGAACAGCGGTAGTCTTATGATTCCATCACGGTCGTAATGGAAAACTTCACATGAGACTAAACCCCCATCGCCTTCGAGCCACCACGGCTGCGTTGGCAGTGGGAATCCATACTTCATTACGTGCAGCTCACGAGTGAGCGAGCACGCTAGGTTGTATGCCGATCGACCACGATTGTCCAGAAAAGTCCCGCCCCCCAATCGAAGTGCCCATCGAAAGATTCGATTAGCACAACGAATACCACCAGGAGAATCAGTAATGATTTCCTTTTGGTAGGGGGGAGTGACATCCACACCTTTGAAATAATGTCCGCCACAGCTCTCATAGAAGGATCCTTTGGAAAACGACTTTTGTTCGTTAACCTCAAATCCGACTGTGTTGAGAACCTGGGTTAGACGTTCATAGTGTGAAGAATGGACAATGATGTCATCGCCGTAAACGGCGATGGGTGTCGTGTTATCACCCGCCTCGTGCCTAACTACGGCCCAACAAAGGGCGTAGAAAAGCAGAGTTTCGAGCTCGAAAGTGAAGCCGTTCCCCATAGCTCCGAAGAGCTGAAGGTTCTGTACCTCACCATAGATCTCTATAGAGTGACAGCGCAAATCATCCATCAACGTGAACCAATCAGGCGGGATCACGCTTCGGACGAATTCGACAAAGACAGAATTGCTGGCCCCCCGTAAGTCCAAGGTCGCGAGACCTTGAAAGAAGGCCTGCTGTGCTAGCCTTCTATTACGGGCCTGAGAGGCCAAATCAATTCCACAGTGTTTAAGCATCGGACGCAGCATTCCTCCAACGCCTTTCTGCAGAAACAGATTGGCTGTGGGCTGGATGCCTATCGTCCGCCTAGAGGTTCCATCCTTGTCTACCGTGCCAAAACGCTCGGATTCGACAATTTGGAACTCCCCCGGTAGCCAGGTCACAGGCCCCTCCACATCTAAGTGGAAACGGGCCTTACTCCAAGCGTAGGCATTCTCCACATATGCAAGCATATATGGTAGTGCCCTCCGGGTAACACTGATACGCGGTTCAAGTATTTTGCGATCCACGGTGCACCACGCGCTTTTTAAAGTCGCAGTGGCACCGGGTCCCCATCCACAATGCTCAGCAAAGGTCTGCATGTTAGGGGACTCTCCGATAACTTCAACAATTTTTCGCCTGGCAGCCAAAAGGATGCCTTCGACGCCGCTTGGAAGCGGTGTTGACGAACGGAGAGTCTGATTCACACGCAGACCACGCTCTTCGCCCGCCTTGAAACGGGCAATGGCCTCGTGGGTTAAACGTTGCACGTCACCTGGCAACATCAGTTTCCTGATGAAGTTAGAGACGGCATAGTCACCTCCGAAGTCATGAGCATTGTCATATGCCGCGGGGTCGACGCTTGCTTTAAAAAGCTCGAGCCAATTCCCGTCAGACAGCAGCTTAGCTTGCTGTTTAGCATATGGGCTACCTACACCGACACAGAGGGCCGAAGCAATTTGCTTCGTTACCTCTAACTGCTGATATTTTCTCACAGTTGTTGCTCACTTCTTGATGAAAGAAGCAACGCAGCTGCCCCAAAGGGGTCGCCACGTTGGCCTACTTACGCTTTAGGCGTAGCCGGGCTGCAAGTCATCGATGTTCGAGACGAGCATGGAATCGACCAACAGGTTCTTAAACATGACACGCGTATCTTTGCGTTCCTGTTTCGAGGACCGTTCGGCCAAGTCAAACTCGGTTCGGCACATCTCCTTGTATGCAACAGTCGGGGGCGGTGTGATTCCCGCGTCGTTGGTTCCCAGCGTCTCCATCGTGGGATAATGGAGGGCCCAGATTACCTTCGACTTCGAGTTGAGGGTGTTGCCACCCTCCAACACGCGGGATTGACGATAGGAAAGCCTCTTGGCAGCGAGCACGTTCGCCGGATTCGGCGTCGTTTGCTCCCACCAAAAGACACCCTTATCGTCCTTGCCGATGGGAGTGAAGACGTGCATGACCGGTGAGGCCGCGCCGTCAGCGATGCTGATTGCACCGATTTGGGGCATGTTCTGCTCCTGAAAATCAGCCTTAAATGGCTGACATAACACCACGGATACCTCGTATCTTCCGACCGACCAGTTGATGAAACAGGGCGGCGGCGTCAAGTTGGCGCTCGGCTCCAAGCTTAAGTTTAATCCTAAGCTTCATGGAGGGCATCGGAAGCTCGTCGAGGACGACTCGCTCCTTGAATGTGGTCAAATGTGTCGTTCCATCTGAGAGATAGCGCTGACAGGTGATGAACCCGTGGTTGCTAATCTTCCAGGTGGTTTCCGACCCAGACCGCGTCACAGTAGTAGTATCACGGTACCCATCAGTCCGATAGCCCGAATCAAATCTTTGACGGTAGTACCAGTAGTCCTCCAAGGCGGAGAGCTGCTGGCTAACGTTTAAGACCCAATCGGCTACGAAACTGAGGGGCGTGAGTTCCCACGCGATAGATAGCGGACTAAGACTGGTCCAATCGTAAAGATCGGGACCAGGGGGGCACCAAAACGTTAAACCCAAATGCGTTCTACAATCTATCTGACGATGGACTGTTTCACGCGGGTTTAAGTATGTACCCCCGCCGACTATCTTCGTTCCTCGGGACGCGTAGCCACTTCGACCAAAGACTGTGAAACGACCTCGTGTCACGTCCTTAGCCAAAGTGTCTAGACCGTCGTAAATAGAGTGCACCAACGGCATCCAGCCGTAGCGATACTCTAACCATCTACCAGTAAGGTAGTCGAGTTGTCTCTGACCATCATGTGTGTCCAAATGCTGATAGGTACTGTTCGGGTCTCGTTTACGCCATTGCCTTCCCATCGAGCCGATAGTGTTCTTAAGGAAATCACACCAAACCCGTTTGAGGTTTGCTGTGCCTTGGAACATCTTAACGACTTGTGCGGATTCAGCAATGTCGACAACAATATTCGAACTATCCCCACGCACTTGGTCCATACACTTGGACAGAGCTCGATCTCTGGTACGGGCGAAGTCAAGTTCAACTCCTCCCGGGTAGGTACTAGGGGTAATCAGCCCCTGTCCGTCGGTAGTCTGGTAAGATTTCTCACCATACGCGACGTCCTCAAGATACCTGATGTAGGGATGCGCAAACTTCCTGTAGTTCGTGAACTTAAACGGTAACGGCTTCGAGTGATCACCTTGAACTAAGCCATTAGCTACATCACCGATGTGGGTGTAGCATAACGGCTCAGTCTCAGTGATCGTCGTCCCCTGGACCGTCGTAGCCACTGTCCTACGAGTCGCAAAGCGCTGAACTCCATCTGATATCATGAGAACCTACTCCATGTCGACCGCGTTTCGCGCGGTGCGTCATCACTTTCGTGACGACGGGTCAATAGACCGAAACAACTTCACCGAAAACTGAATGGAACCGACTCCCATTCGAGCATCATTACGGGCGATGCCTGTTGGATAGAAAACAAGTGCGATCGAGCAGGACGACCACGAAGGAACACTCGCGTGTACCTCGTGATATCATACTCGGTGTACTGTTCGTCATCCACAGCGCAGCGCATGTAGGCGTGCTGAATGGCAGTTCTGATCAGGAGCTTCACAGCTCTTTGATCGGTCCAACCTGAGTTAATGTACCACGGCTGCTCTCGCAGCTCACGGCACACACCCCTGTACATGAACATCGCGTTCTGCGAAGCGTTCCGACTTGGTCTTCCGGCGAGCGGGCTTTTCACCCGCTTTATCGTTACTTATGTCAGCATTCGCACTTCTGATACCTCCAGCATGCCTCACAGCACACCTTCGCAG